ATCGCCTGGACTGTCAACTGGGCATCAGCTGAACATGATAAATTGGGGGAACCAAAGTGAGCGATATAACAGATAAAGTCAAGAAGCTAGCAAAAGAATGTGATACACCGATCCATGAAGTAATGAATACTTATCTCGGCAAAGAACAACAGTGGTATGATCGAGCATTAAGAAATGACATTCGTGATGGGATCTACATGGGAATACTACACAGCAGACCTAAGATAGGACAGCACGTGCTCGATGTAATGGAACGATACGTGGAGATGAAGTATAAATGAGTGGAGTATTTTATGTTTTTAGATGCACTGGATGCGGAAGATGGGGAGTCAAAGAATTAAGAGTTGGTATTTTAAAAGGATCATACAATTGTAAATATAGCAATTGCAGGAAGACTTGCAAGATCAAGAAGAGCAGTGAATTCGGATTGGCAATGATGCATAAAGGACCTTTCGGATTACCACAGGAAGCAACAAGAGTCTGTCAAGAAATGAATGGACTAAGAGGAAAAAAAGATGTCTGAAAAGAAGAAAAGCAAACCTAGTCGATGGAAGAAACTGAAGATGTGGTTCTGGAGCAAGAGCCGAACAATGGATGAGATCATACAGATCAGCAGCATGGCAGAAATGAATGTGAACAAGATCCTGAAGAAGCTCGAAACATTACGCCAGGACAAGATGTACATCTGCATCATACCAGGAGCAACGATGCATGAAGTGATGACTGCAAAGGAAGCATTCGAGAGAGCAAAGCTGCGAATGAACTGGACAGCACCAGCAGTATTATTTTTAAATCAAGAAATCAAACTTATGACTGATGAAGAGTTTAATGCAGTTGTAGAGCAGAACAAAAAACTGAAAAGGAGCGTGGAAACACAATGAAAAGATTTGTATACAATGAGAAGTATGCTAAGCTTCTCGTTTTGATGGATGGCAAGAAGTCACACATCGATGAGTTGGCAAGGCAGATAAATGCAAATTCAGGTCACCTAAGAACGGTACTTGAACAGTGGCACAAAGAAGGGATCATAACCAAGGATCAACCAGGCAGAGAATATGTGATCAAGCTCACAAAGAAAGGAAGCTTAATCGCAGAGAAGCTCGCTGAGATGATGCAACTGGTAGATCACTACAAAGAAGAGAAGAAAGAAAACACACCTCCTGCAGCAGGACTTCCTAAGAATGCACACGTGACAAAATCAACAGGTGGAAGCAAGAATCCTGCAAACCAGGGAATAGATGCTAGAACACCAGTAACACCGCCAACGCCTGTGACTCCACCAGCACCGGAGACCACAGAAGACAAAGATCCTGCAGATCCTGAAAAGAAGGAAGAAGCAGACACACCAAACCAACCAAACGAGGGGAACACAAATGGAACAACAACAAGCACAAGCGAATGAACCGCAAGCAAAGAGTACAGAACAGACCAAACTAGAGCACAGCTATGAAGTGCTTGAAACTGGTGAAGTAAAAGTAACACAAGAGCAAACACTCGTATTTGTATGGGATCAGAGAGATTTCCTGACATTATACAGAGGCAATGAGAAAGCACTTGAAGAGACAAGACTGATCATGGGCGAAGAGCACATGAAGAAGATGCAGAAGCAGGAAGATAAAATCATCAAAGAGATGGACATCATGAAGCCAATAGTGGATGAGTCTGAGAGACTTAGCAAGATCAACTATGAGAAGATGATCATCACAGGAATGACCACACAACTCAAAGCTGCAATCAATGCAAAAGAGTTCAATGACCAATGGTGGATCAACATATGGACCCGGGGAAAAGAGGAACGAAAGAAGATCATCATCGACAGTCTGAACTCAGATGAGAAGGCACTGTATGCAAGAGCAAAGATTAAGATGAAGAGGAAAGGCATCATCAAATGAACAGTCCAGTGAGCTACAAAGCTCAGATTGGATGTGCCAGACTGACAGATTTCGGAGACAAGAATGAAGATAGTAATCTACGGAGCACCAACACCAAAGGGAAGACCGAAGGTGGCCATGAGGGGCCGCTTCCCAACGGTGTACACTCCAAAGGAAACAAGAGAAGCTGAAGACGAGTTCATGGCCCAGGCCCTGAAGAGCAAGCCAGAGGCACCTCTCGAAGGACCACTAAGCGTGTCAATTAGTTTTTTTAAGATTAAGCCAAAGAGCATGCCAAAGAGGATCATTCACTGGACAACGAAACCTGACATCGACAACCTAGCAAAGCTAGTATTGGATGCATTAGATAAAGTTTTTTTTCAAGATGACTCACAGATCGTGGAGCTCATCTGCAGCAAGCAGTATGATGAAGTTCCAAGGACAGAGGTCATAATTCGAAAGGTTTAAATAGTTGCATAGTATTAATAGGTAATAACTAAGATGGATAAGACAAACTCAATTAAGGAAAATGATACCAAAAGAGCACTTAGAAGCAATGGGCTTCGTGGAAATAGCACCAGGACTGTTTATGAAGGATATGGGATCAGGAATCCAAATCTTCAGGGACTACCGACATTTAACTAAATTGAGCTACGCATACAAAAACAAACAGAAATTACCAATTGAACTCTTCCAGGAGCTCAAGGCAATCGAGAAGATCGAGAAGCATGTAATGGCTGCAACTTTAAACGCATTCTGCTAACGCAGGGGGAACGGATACGATGATAAACAAAGATAATTCTAGACATCCAAGGAGTGAAACCTATGGTTAGACGAATGAATGAAGCATTCAGTGATGAGCATCATGCTGCAATGAAAGTCAAGAAGCAGGAGAAGGCTGAAGAACTTGGATTGAAGAAGATGAGCTGGGAGAAATACTTTCTACATATAACTGGAGTGAGACCATGGCAGAAGTGAAGAAGAAACTTAAATGTTTTTGGTGCAGCAGGAAGTACGTAGATCTCATAGGTCACACAAAGAGACAGCATCCAGGATTCATTCCAAGAAGCTACGACTTAGAAACAGTCGCACTACAATCATACGCAATGATACCAGTGCACTTCGACCCAGCAATTGTAGATACAACAAGAAAGGTCACACCACTCATGGACTTATTGCCAAGAGCAGGAGACAAGAAAGAAACAACGAAATCCATTCCAGAACAAACAATCAGTAAGTTCAAAGCATGGATTAACAAAGCAAGAGTTAAGATAGCATACTGGATAGGCGGTCAAGCATTGGAAGATGACAGATACGAAGATGAGTATGAATACTGAACCTAAAGGAAGGCCATTGCTATTCAACATAGGATGGAATGCACCTCCCTACAAAGAAGAGGATACGAACATGGAATTTAAATCAGAAATGGAGATCACAGTCTGGGAGAAACAATGCTGGATCTGCGGAACAAAGAACGGGTACATAACAACACACCACACACTTCCCAAACACCTGAAGCCTATAAAGAATTTCTTATGTCCAGTGTGCAAGACGTGCCATGACAAGCTGAATCAAAATGATGTCCAGGGAATAGTAGCATTTGCATATAAGATCCAGAAGAGTTTTAATGAATTAACAATGATGGTTCAGAACATGCTTATAGCCATGAAGATGAAGGAGAAAAAAGAATGAGCAACTGTCACAATTGCGGAAGAGAAGTGAAAGGACCAATAGACCTGTGCAAGCAATGTGCAGGATCAAACACAACAAGGAGCGTGAATACAATGGATAAGAAAACAATAGCCATCATAGTGCTGGCAATCTTGCTTGTCGCAGGAGCTGCAGTATTTGGCATCAATGAGTACAACGAAGGAAAAGACATGGATGCAGTACAATTCCAGAACAACATGCAAGCAGCATATGATCAAGGGAAACAAAAAGGATCATCAGAAGCAGTGATTCAAATCGCAGGAGAAATCTACAAGGAAGGATACGTGCAATTAACATACCCTAAACAGATCATGAATGCAAGCAACGAAACACAGATTATATCTGAGACAATGACACTGGTGCCATACAATGGTCAAAGTGGAAACTAAACACGTGAAGAAGGACAGCAAAGAAGCTGAATCCTTTGAAGTGCATGGAGCAGATCAAGAAACCAAAGAGAAGAAGGGGGAATCAAAATGAGCATAGAAGTTGACATGACAAGAGAAGAGACACAATCGTACCATAGCCAGGTATTCAAAGCAAACAGTCCTGACAAAGTATGGTATTTTAGCGTAAGGTTCAGCGAGAATCAGCTGGAAGAGATCGAGACATACATCAAAGACAAACTAGACACAAGAGAATATAAGGACATCACCAGGTGCTACCCATACCTTGATGCAAGAATCTACACTAAGATGAAGATTGAGCCGAGCAAGATAGTATCATTTGACCCAGAAGGACTGAAGCTATTGCCTGAAGTTATCAAAGCATTCAGAGATAAGGTCGGAGAGATCATGGGACTTGCAACACACAAACCAAAGCAGAAGATACTAACAGAGATAAAATCAAAGGTTGCAGTAAAACCAAAGAAGAAGGTGTAGACAGATGGAAATCCTACAAGTACCAATTGAAGAACTGAAAGCAAACGACAGGAATCCCAGGAAGATCAAGAGAAGTGAACTGGAAAGCCTGAAGAATAGCATTAAAGAATTTGGGTTCCAGGAGCCAGTGATTGCAAATAGACATCCAGGAAGAGAGAATATAATCATAGGCGGACACCAAAGAACCAAAGCTGCAGAAGCACTGAAGGGAAAACTAGGATCAAGAATAGCATCCCTCGAAACAGAAATGCTTGCAGCAGACAAAGAACAACAGGCAGGAATCAAAGTCTTAATAGATGGACTCAAGATCCTAAACGAAGGAAGAATACCTGTCACATACGTGGACCTTCCAAAGTCCAAAGAAGAGACCTTCAACATAGCACTGAACAAAATCTCAGGAGATTGGGATGAAGAGAAGCTGGCATTAATGCTGAAGGAACTACTCGCAAGAGATGCAGACATAAGCCTGACAGGATTCGCAGAGCCAGAAGTAGACAAGATAGTTGACAAGTATGAGCGAGCCAGGAAGAAGGAAGAAGAAATAGATAAGGCTCCACCAGTACCTGCAAACCCAAAGAGCAAACGAGGAGACATCTGGAAACTAGGAACTCACACCTTAATGTGCGGAGACAGTACCAATGCAAAAGACTTCAAAGAACTAATGGGAGACACAAAGGCAGGAGTGTGTCCCTACGATTCAACCATTATAAGCAAAGCACACAAGAAGAAACTCACACCAAACCAACAGACACTAACAAACAAGTGCATGACCGCATGACCGAAAAATGGGCCGAACTAAGAAAGAACTGGAAGCATTGAAGAAACAAGTCTGCGAATTAGCAGTACTGGGATACAGCACAACACAGATAGCGACAGACCTAGGAATGGGACCACGCCAGATAAGAAGATACCTGGAAGACAGCAGGTCCGCAAGAGCACAAGAGCAATTGGGGAAGACAGACGAGATCATCGGAGAGCTCATAGAAAGCCAGGAGAAAAGACTCCGATACCTGTTCGGAATCATCAAGGAAGGAACCAAAAACGAGAAGATGAAGGCCCTGGCATTGCTGCAACAGGAAGACCAAATGAAGGTGAAACGACACCAACTAGCCGGAAACTTACCAACAGAAGCACCAATAGTTGCCATCCAGAACACTAATATGGTGGAAGGAGTCACAACCATAGCCGATGCAATCAGAGTCAAATGTCCTGAGTTGATCAACCGCTTCAAGAAGAACAAAGGGAAGATCCTGCTGGAAGCAAAGAAGAAAGAACCTGAGCCTGAACCTGACCCATGGGAGATGGTCAAGGCCACCAGTTCGAATGTGCTGCAGTACGCTTTTAATTTAGAAGAGAACAAACTGCGAGTATGGTTCAAGAGCTCACTTAATACATTCTATGAATACAACTGCACGCCTGACATTTTCAAAAGCCTGAAGACAGCAAAGAGTGTGGGATCATACATAAGCCACATATTCAAAGGCAAGAAGTTCGATAAGAAACCACATGAGGAACACAATGAAAAAGATAATACTGCAAGCAAAGGAAAAACTAAAGAGCCAGGGAACGGATCCAACACACCTGATACTAAACTCAGTAGAGCAGATAAGAGCTGAAATCACTGAGCCAGGAGCGAAGCATATCGTTGACATAGCAGATCAAGATAGGAAGTTCGTGGGGAACATGTTCGGGATGGATGTCTACACAGACACCAGGCTCAAGGGAGATCAAGCATACCTTCTAGATTACAGCAGCGTAGGACCTGACCTGGATCCAGAGTCTCAGAAGTTCATTAAAGCATACGAAGCACTGATGATCAAGCCACCAACAGCAACCACTTGGATAGGAGACATAGTATGACAAAATATAAGTGTGGTCATGAATGTGAAATAATTATACTGGACAGCAATCATTTATCAATAGCTGCATGGCTCGAATGGAAAGACACTGTTGGATTTGATGGAGACAAGAGTCAATGCTGGGAGTGTTGGTGTAAATGACTGAAAGACTGACAGACAAGGAGCTCATCGAATGGGCAATTGAAGAACGAAGAGTAGACATCCTTGTAGCATACAAATGGGGCTTCGAACTAGCACCAGGACAATGCGAGATAGTAAGAAAGATAGCATTTCTAGAACATCCAAAGCTGAGCATATCAGCAATGACAAGGTACGGAAAGACTCAATGCGTAGCGTTTGGAATAGGACTTCTCATAGACTTCGGAGTGACCGCAAAGATAGCATTTCTAGGACCGAAAGAAGAACAGGCCGGAATCATTAGGCAATACTTATCAGAATTAATCGTCATGGACAAATCACTCTTAAGCAAAGCACAACTGTTCGCAACAGGAGCAGACAGACTAGGAAAGGAAGCAAGCAAGAAGAGAATGACATTCACAACAGGAGCAGAGTACAGAGTATTCAGTGGAGAAGGAGATGCAGACAGACTGATGGGATTCGGATGCGACATCTTAGTGAGAGACGAAGCATGCCTGATCAACAGAGCAGCATACACCAAAAGCAGCAGGATGCTTGGAGACAACCCAGAAGATGCAGTGGAAATAGAGCTGTACAATCCTTGGACCACAGACAACAAAGCATACGAGCACACGCTGGATCCAGAATGGCATGTCATACAGATAGGCTGGAGACAAGCAGTGGAAGAAGGAAGAACCACAAAGAAGTTCGTGATGCAGCAGAAGAAGGACCTGATGCCTCTAGAGTTTACAGTATTATATGAGAGCAAGTTCCCAGAACAATCAGAAGACAGTTTATTCAGCATGGAGTGGATCAAGTCTGCAGAGCTGGTAAACTTTGATTTTTACAACACACAGATAGAACTAAGAAAACAAATGGCCCTGCTTAAGAAGCAGCAGAGACAAATGGGAGAGACAGAGTTCCTGATGCGAATGAGACCCTTCCAGGAAGAACTGGCCAAGTACATCAACATCGTAGCATGCGACCCAGCAGAGAAAGGACTAGATGAGACAGTCATCATGTGGGGAATCGAATACGAGAACAGGATCCAAGTAGTCGGAACCTACTCAGAAGCGAAGAGCGAACCAATGCAAGTGGTTGGCAAGATCGTAGACATCGCAACATCATTCATCCCACCGGATGTGAAAGGCAAGATCAACATAGACCGGATAGGAATCGGAAGCGGACCACTGTCCAGGCTTAAAGAAGTAATCCACAAAGAGAGAGAACTGAAGAACATACGAGTCCAGGGCTGCCACTATGGAGAATCAGCAATGAAGAAAGACATCTTCCACAACAAGAAGGCGGAGAATTACTTCAGACTGAGAGACTTATTCAGGGATGGCATGATGGATGTTCCAGAGAACCGAAAGATTAGAGTGCAGCTAGTAGCAGAGAAATGGAAGCGAACAAGCAGCAACAAGAAGATCATCGAGGATCCTGAAGACAACAGTCCAGACTGGGGAGACGCACTTGTGTACTTGGTATGGCAAGACAAAACAGGGCTGCATTATGGCTTCGCTTAATAATGCTCCAACATAAAAAAGTTTAAATAGAGATAACAGTATTAATAAATACTATCCAACAGAGCAATCCACAGAATCTTTATATATCCACACTCCCGACTTCACATTCATGGCAAACAAATTCGTAAGATTTTTTACAGGGCAGAAAAGCGTGATTACTGTTAACGCCCTGGAAGAAACAACAAGAGATGGGATCAACAAAGCTTACATCCCTAAATTTCTATATAAACCACCGTTTGGATACCCAAGATTCGCAAACATGACATACATCCGGTACCTGGCCCAAACGCCATACTGTGAGATGTGTATCAAGACAATCATCGATGAAATCTCAGCAGTCGAGTGGGACATCCTACCAACAAAAGGTCTGGAAGACGAAGCAGACGAAGCAGAGATTGAAGACATCAAGAACTTCTTTTTAAATCCAAATACTAACAGAGAGACATTCGAACAGGTATTCGTTAAGATGCCAGTGCGAGACTTGCTAGAAGTGAACTCTGGAATTCTAAATAAAGTTTATAACATGAAGGAAGACCTCGTGGAAGTTGTTGCCAGGGATGGAGCGACATTCACCAGGAACCCGGATGTGCATGGGATGTATACTAACAGGGATGACATCATTCTACCAAACAAGATCGTGGATGACTCAATTGGACAAGAATACCTGAATCCCTGGACTGAGATGACAACAACCAGTGCAAGAGAACGTGCTGCATATTTCCAATATGGTTGGATCGCAGGACCAATCCCAATCCCATTCGGGAGAAAAGAGATTATATGGATTGAAGGCATGAAGAGAACGGATGACCACTATGGATACAGTCCAGTTCAAATCCTTGCAAAGAACCTGCAGATGCTGCTGTACATGATCGAATCAGATCTAGAATACTATAATGACAACAACGTGCCAAAAGGGATCATCGGACTAGATGACAGTGATGCAGATGAGATAGAAGCATTCAAGGACCAGTGGTTCGAGACTCAAAGAACAAAGGACGAGTTCGGTAATTGGAAGAAGATCATGAACAAGGTCCCAATCACTAACAAAACACCTAAGTTCACAAGAATAGAATTCAGTGCAAGCGAGATGCAAGTCATAGAGAAGCAGCGATGGTACACAAAGATGGTGTGGGCCTCATTTGGTGTGACAGGCGTAGAACTTGGATATACAGAAGACGCAAAAGGATCAGCAAATCAGATAGTGCAGTCAAAGGTTTTCAGGAAGAAAGGAATCAACCCAATCTTAAGAAACCTTGAAGCATCATACAACGTGCACATAGTCTCAGAGTTTAACTTCTGGGGAACAATCAAAACAAAGAAAGGCAAGGCCATCAAGAAGCCTAAGTACGAATTTAAATTTAAACAGTTCGATGTCGATGACGAGAGACAGAAGGCAGAACTCTACAAGATCCAACTGGAGACATTCAGAACAGTCAATGAAGTTCGAAAGGATGAAGGACTGGAACCAGTGGAAGGCGGAGACGATGCACCAACACTCGCAAACAAACAAAACAACAGTTTCAATTTCGGTGACATGAACCCTGACGGAACTCCAAAGCCAAAACCAAAGCCAGGAGACGATGAAGGCGATGATGGATCCAGCAATGATGACGATGACGATGATCCAGGAACAACTAAGATTCCAAATGTAGATCAGAATCCTGAAGGAGACAAAAGGAATCAGAAAGCAGCATCCGCAGATCCTGCAAAGAATCCATTACTTATGGCAGAGAACGAAAGGCCAGTAGGATGGGATAAGCTTGCCAAGGCAATCGAATATGTCATGCAGCAGAACCAACTCGAGATCATCAAGATCATGAAGAGCGAGATGCAACCTCCAGTACTGAATCAAATCAAGGCACAACTTGCAGCAAAGGAAGAAAAGGGCCTGAATGAAATCATTGATAAGATTAAAGCATTTCTAGGAGTCGGAGCATTAAAACAAGTCTCCGATGCAATCATTAGGAACAACTACATGAAAGGATGGGATGAGGCAGAGAAGGACCTCAACATGAACATGGTCCCAGACCAAAACGCAATCGACTACATCCAGAAGTACACATACGAAAACATCAAAGGAATGAACGAAGACATCGCAGGTAAACTAAGACAAGTAATGCAGAGAGGCTTCATGGATGGATCAACAGTCGATGAGATGAAAGCAGAGATTAAGAACGTGTTCGATGTAGGCGACAACAGAGCAGAAATGATTGCCAGGACAGAAACCAACAGAGCAGCAAATGTCGGAAGACTTCAAGGATACCAAAAGAGCGGAGTCAAAGGCAACAAAGTATACAGTGCACACATGGACAACCGAACCAGTGCATTATGCAAAAGACTGAACGGACAGGAACAACCACTAGATGATCAGTTCGATGACCCAAAAGGCGAATGGAAAGGTATGGTTCCACCTGCACATGTGAACTGCAGAAGTAGCTGGACATTTAAGCTTGATGACCCAGAATAAACAATCTAATTCTTAGAAAAACAGTTGCGAATTAAGTAATGCTTCATTAATGCTCTACCCTAAAAAAGTTTAAATAGGCAATACAGTATTAATAAATACTATGGCAGGCCACAATTCCATTAAACCATTTATATTCTACAGTGATAAACTGAATTTTAAAACAGTCATGGGAACCAAAGGAAAAGAGTACTGGGTTGAGGGATATGTCTCAACCGGGGATCTTGATTTGGTGAATGACATCGTGACAAAGAACTGCATGGATAGCATGTTGTCACAATTTGATATGAGAACAATCAAGCTAGACTTCGAGCATGAAGCATTCAGAGGCGACACATTAATTGACTCAGAAGCAGCAAAGACCAGGCTTCCACTTGGAAAAGCAATGAACAAAGATAAAGATTCCAAAGGCGTGAAAGTGTCCTGGAAGATGAATCCAACATGGAAGAAGTTCAATGACGCAGGAGACGTTGTCATGGATTTTAAAGAAGTTTGGTCCAATGTCGAAGAAGGATACTATGATGCATTTTCAATCGCATACGTACCAACTAAGACTGCAATGATAGAACGATCAGGAAAAACAATCAGACTTCTAGACGACGTGAATCTTTTAAACGTCGCACTTACAGGAAACCCAATCAACCCAGGTGCAAGCATGACTTCAGTAATGGCCAAGAGCCTTGCATTTTTGAATGGCCAGGAAAATAAGGACGAGGGATCTAACGACCCAGCGGACATCAATCTATTTGAAGTTAAAGGCATAATTGATAAGATCAGCACAGATCTGACAAGCCTACAAAAAATAACGAGGTGCAAATCGATGGTAGAAAAAACAGTTGAAGAATTGAAAGCCGAAGCAGATGCAAAAGTTCTAGCAGATGCCAAAGCGGTAGCCGATGCAAAGATCATAGCTGATGCGAAAGCAGTAGCTGATGTAAAGGCAAAAGAAGTTGCAGATGCGAAAGCAGTTGCAGATGCAAAGGTCATAGCTGATGCTAAATCAATAGTAGATGCTGCAGACGTTGCAGAGAAGAAAGCAAAA